AAAACAGGATTCTGTACGATATCGTCCTTCATCACGATGCTTTTCGCAAGCACCTCAAAAAGGCCAAATGCCCACCCGGGGACAATTGCCTTAACCATTTCTTCGACCAATGGGGCTCCAAGAATGAGCCAAGTCGCCACTGCTAAATCATGTCCAAGAAACACCTCCATCCTCTCAACGAGCATCCCGCAAAAGGCAGGCCATAATGCCACAATCCTCATCCAAGTATCAGGATGCGATGGATTCTCGCCAATGATTTTGACTAGCTGTTGTAGAATATCTTGCTGTTGAAAAACTGCAGCCATAGCCAAATCCTCCACCTTCTCATTTATCAAGTCGCGCTCCATAATTGAGTCCCACATCGCACTGGTGAATTGATGCGGCAAACTCTCAACCTGATTGATCTTCCTGATCTCATCGGCTTCCCACAACATATCCGTACCATATCTTTTCAACAAAAATTGATTCGTCTCTGGCACGTTGTATGTCTTATACTTGATGTTTTTAATATATTCCTTCTTGTAATGGCTCTCGAAGCGTAGCTCCGTAACATCATTCTCGTGGGACCCAACCAATTGTAAAGTTTTGAGAGCCAAAGCTCTAGCAATGGGTATATGATTAGCTTCCGCAAGTAAGCAAAGTGAGACATCACGCAACCACTCCTTAACGTCCTCTTGCTGCAACTTCCTCCAAGTGTAAAAAATTTTCATAATTCGGCCTAACTTGGGAGTCAGCACATGATGAACCTCAACATCACCATTCTCATATTCAACTCGCGCGGGAATAAAGAGCTTCGAACAAAATTCAGTTTCATCAGGATCAATCGGCAAGTGTGCTACAACCTCATACCCTAATCTCAACATTTGAGCAGTAAATGCTTCAGTGAAATTTGGATGCTGGCCTAAGACATGCGGATCGAGATAATCCAAAGCATCATCACCAGAAGCCCCTGGAACCACCTGGTCCTCAGCAATCTCCATGATCTCGTAGACAGTCAAGGCAGCAACTATGGTGCAGGTCGTGTTGAGGACTGTAACATCTGGGCGACCAGTTGGCAGGATCCATCTTACCTCTTTTTTCATCTTCGAATCACATTCATCGCAAGCGTGACGACACGGTTTGTCCTCTTCCGTTCTTCCATTCTGCAGACAATGATTGCAAGGCACGGTACGATTGAAATCACATTCCATATTGGTACATATCATCC